GAAAAGTTATATCGTCTTCTACAAATACAGCTACAAATGGTCAAATATTCATTATAAAATATTCTGGCAACTTACAAGCAAATGCATTCTATACAACAGGAAATGCTGTATCTGCTAATCAATCAGTATCAAATGGTTATGCAGATAGAACAGCAACCGGAAATGTGATTGGTACTTCAAGTAATTTAATACTATACACTGTTAATAGCAATAATGTTTTTGTTGCTAACAATATTGTGTATCAGGTTGATCCTGGCTCTAACACTGTCATAGCTAATGGTACAATAATAAAATATGTAACTACCGTTGGTTCTAATGGCATATTAACAGTATCTGACAGTCATGGTGTATTTAGAAGAACATTGCCACTTTATAGTAATAACTTAATTGCTAACATTGATTCTGTTGAAATAAAAATTGGCATAATAGATCCAGCTTTTTCTTTCTCTAGCTATAGCAATAATTATTTCTATTCAAACACAGAAAATTATAATACTACTGCTGTAGTAAAAAGTATTAGTACCGGAAGCGGAGCTTCTTTTAGCATATCAAATGATTTAATCTATACAGAATATGTTGATATAAACACAAATTATATTTCAAGTGTATCATCTAATGCTCTTAGTGGTGTTTATAACTTTACTGCTTTACCGACAGCAAATTTAACTACAGTAATTGCGAATGCATTAACTTATACAAATAATCAGATTGGTAAAATAAACGCTCTTAGAGCAATTAATCCAGGATCTAATTATAGTGCTCCGCCTTTCGTACTTGTATATGAACCAAAAACATATCGTTATTTAAAACAAGATGCTATACTAAACATAGCAAACGTTACTTCCAGCTACGCAGTTGGAGAAGTTGTAACTCAAGATAATAATAGTTCCAGAGGCATAGTAAAATTTGCAAATACTACAACGTTGATTTTAGAAAGATTGAGATTTAAAGACACAAATAATTTTACTATTACAACGAATAGTTCAACTAGAATATATGGTGAAACAGGTGGTTCATTTGCGAATGTTACAAACGTTCAAATACAATTTACTTCAGATTACTTAGGATTTAATGCAGTCATTAACGATGAAACACAGACTTCAATAGGTGCAATAAGTGAGTTACAGATACTAGACTCCGGATATGGTTATAAAAAATTAGAATCCGTTACCATCACATCAACAAATAATGATTCTATTGCTACTGGAACTGCTGTGTTAAAAACACATGGAGAAGCTAGTGGATTTTATAAACAAAATGATGGGTTCTTGAGTGATACTAAGAAGCTGTTTGATGGTTTATATTATCAAGATTATTCATATGAAATACAGTCTTCTGTAAAACTTAATAAATATGAAGAGATGCTAAAACAGGTCCTTCACTTGGCCGGAACAAAGTATTTTGCAAGATTCATTTATTCTGATGTATTAAATGCACAAATTAATATATTAGATACAGATATAACGGTAGAATGATGGCAACTAAATTAGTAACTATACATAATAAACACCATGTTGCAACTCAATTTATAGAGTCTGTTTCTGAGACAACTAATACTGCATATTATGTATTTGTTGGTGATCAATATGATAGAGCAGAAATTAGAGACATATCTACTAGTGACAGAGATGTTATATTTGATACTTATCAAAACATGATAATGGGAAAACGTGTTACACCTAACGACGTAAAGTTAGCTATTAGAAATATACCATATGTTTCTAATACAAAATATGCAATGTATGATGATACAGATACATTATTGTATACAAAAGATTATTATGCCATAGTTAATGCTTCTTCTTATTATCACGTATATAAATGTTTAGATAATAATGGAAACACATATTCTACTATTACTCCTGATATATCACATATTTCTGGAGCAAATACTGACGTGTATGAAACATCCGATGGTTATCGTTGGAAATACATGTATTCTGTATCTGCAGCAGATAAAAACAAATTTTCAAATCAAGATTATTTTCCAATAGTAGCAAATACATCTGTAATTAATTACGCAGTAGCCGGCTCTATCAATATCATCAATATTATTGATCCTGGAAAAAGATATGATAATTATACAGAAGGAACTTTTATTGGCAGTCAAATTAAAGTAAATGGTAATTCTACTTTATATGAAATTTCTAATAATTCATTAAGTCTATCTAATGGATTTTATACAGATTGTTTAATCTATATTTCAGGTGGAACTGGATTAGGTCAGTTTAAAAAAATAACTAACTATTTCACGAATTCTAATGGAAATTATATAGAATTAGAATCTGCATTTACTATTTCACCTACAAATGGTTCCGAATATGAAATATATCCAAGCATTAAAATAACTAGTTCTAAAACAGAAACAGTAAATGCTGTAGCAAGAGCTTTAATAAACAGCAGCTCAAGTAATAGTGTATATAGAATTGAGATGCTCGATCAGGGTGTTGGATATACCTATCATACTGCTGTTATAGAAGCTAATTCAATAGTAAAAGCTGCTAATGGATTTGTTGAAGCAAATGTTAGATCAATATATTCACCTCCAGGTGGTCACGGTTCAAGCCCAGAAAATGAATTATATAGCACATCAGCAATAATAAGTGTTGAATTTTCAAATAATGAAAGCAATACAATACTAACTTCAAATAAGTTTAATCAAGTAGGTCTATTAAGAGATCCTCTGTTCAATAACGTTAAACTAAATTTTGATACAATTACTGGATCTTTGACGTCAGGAGAAAAGATAGTAAAAATAGAACCAGTTAGAATTAATATAAATGCTATTTCTAATTCATCAACTGCTAATATTATATGTAGCACAGCTGACTTTGAGAATCAAGTAAATGTCGGTGATAAACTACTTTTAATGAAGTCAGATTCTTCTGACTACTCTCTTGTAACAGTCAATTCAATTGTTAATTCTTCACAGATAACGTTAACATCAAATAGTAATTTTACTTCTAATAACGCTTGGATATACATACCGAATATTACTTCAAATGCATACATATCAGATATCATTCAAGCTAACTCGGTGTTATTATCAAACACTCAAGGTATATTTGCTACTGGCGATGTGGTCATAGGTGAACAGTCCGGAGCTCATGCAAATATTAGTACTATTACTATTAGCGATGTATCTAAAGGATTTAATACATTTATACAACTTAATAAGTTTATTGGAAATGTAGTTTCTGGTACTTTTAGCGAAAATGAAATAATATATCAAACTAACACGACCGTTGCAAAAGCTGCTCTTCATTCCACTATAAATACAGTTAGTAATGGTGTGATACTTTATGTTTCAAATACTACTGGCAATTTTCAATTTGGTAATGTTGGTAATGTATCTTATACGGTAATTGGTTCAAATAGCACTGCTATAGCTCATGTATCCAATTCTTATATTGGAGAACTAGTATATGGATCTGGCGAGATTTTATATTTGAATAATATTGAAGCGGTTGAAAGAAGCAATACACAAAAAGAAACGTTTAAAATAATTTTTGAATTCTAAGGGGTTTAAATGGCTATCGAAAAAGATCTCAACGTATCTCCATATTTCGATGATTATGATGAGACAAAGAACTTTCATCGAGTTTTGTTCAAGCCTGGTGTTTCTGTCCAGGTTAGAGAACTCAACCAAATGCAAGCCATACTACAATCACAGATCGAAAGATTTGGGAATAATATCTTCAAGCGCGGTACTATTATAGATGGATGTAACTTTAGCTATACTAATACTATTAAATATGTAAAGATTCTTGATACTGATATTGATAATAATCCCGTATCAGTAGACTACTTGAATCAAAGTTTCAGAGTAAAAAATGCTAACAACGTTGTAGCTAGAATCATTAACGTATCAGATGGTTATGAGAGTACAGATCCGGATCTAAAGACACTTTATCTTACATATATTAATGCTGGTGCTTCCGGAAATGAATATAGTTTTTCTTCAGATCAAGAACTAACAGTATATTCAAAAGATTATAATTTAGGTTCTATTATTATTAACAATGGTGGTATATCATTTTCTAACTCAGATAGTGTTATCATCACATCTGCTATAGTTGTAAATACATCTACCGGTACATTTACTAATGGCCAATATATAATCGACCAAACTACTGGCGCTAACGTAGAGATTATTGAAGCTGATAATACAACGCTGGCTTCTTCAGGTTATGTCATATTAAAAATAAAGCCGAGAGATGTTGTTCTAGCGAACTCATCTGCTACATCTAATAGTTGGACTATAGCAGCAAATTCAGAAATAAGAAACACAGGAAATACAGCTGTTGGTACAGTCGTAGGAAAGATTGGTTCTGGAGCTTCTGCAGTTCTAAAAACAACAGCTGCCGGTAAGATTAATACTATAGATGTAGTACAAAGAGGTATAAACTATAGCATAGCACCAAATATTAGAGTAAGATCTATAGACAACAGCGGCGGTTTGGCTGTACTAGATTTGGAAGCTAGAAACTTTGTTCAAAAAATTAAAGTCGCTTCTGGAGCGTCTGCTACGGGTAATAGCTATCAATTTGGTGTAGGCGAAGGTATCATATATCAAAAAGGTCACTTTATTAAAGTGTATCCTCAAAATATCATAGTATCAAAATATAATAATACACCGAATAATATTTCGGTAGTTTTTGAAACAAAAGAAGATATTATTAATTCTAACATCGATACTAGTTTACTTGA